GGCGCGACCCCGGAAAAAAGTGATGGAAAAACGCAGTTTTCTAGCGGGGAAAGGGTATTCCTGCCAAGCTGCCAAAACTAAATGATTTTTTAAATGACGGACCGCCCAAAACTTTCAAATAAACAGATCGCCGAACATTTCGGGTTTACGACCGCGAGGGCGGCTGCGCTCATTCGCCAGGGTATGCCGGTGGAATCTTTGGAGGCCGCGGAATCCTGGAGACACGCCAGATTATTGCGGGGCCAACGCGGCGGCGTCGAGCAGCGGGCGGCAATCGTCGTTAACCCGGACGACGTCTCGCCCGATCTAGATTTCGAGGATACGGTCGTTAGACACCGCGAGCTTAAGGAGGCGGCCCGCCAAGCTTACATTGCGGCCCGCAACGCCGGTGATACCCAAGCGCCCAAGCTGTATACGACGTACCAGTCCATCGTCCAAAGCTTGGTTAAACTGGAACGGGAATCCCTAGCCCGTAAGATCGAATCAAAGGAGCTGATTAAGACGGGGGCAGCAATCGAGCGATTCGGCCGGGTTATCGCCGAGATTAAGGCCGATATGCTGGCATTTGCTAACGCGGTCGCCAACCAGGTTAACCCGGATAACCAAGGTAAGGCGTATAAGGTTATCGACGAAAAGGTTAACTCCCTCTTGGCTAAATGGGCTAATAGCGCCGAGACGGTGATCGAGGAAACCCTAGAGGCCCAGGTTAGCGGGGAGCGCCCCGATTTCGATAATATGCCAATCGAGGAGGAAATGCCCCCGAATGAAAGCTAACGGATTTGAGAGGGATTTAAGGCATATCCTGGCCCCGAACCCCTACCGGCGTCCGGTCGAATTCCTGGAGCGATTCCTTACCCGGATTCCCTATTCGGCCCGCGGTAACGGCGGGGGTTTCTCGATCTCGTCCGCGCCTTGGCTGCGGGAACCCCTGGAGGCCATATTCGACCCGGAGGTCCAGGAGATCGGGGTCCAGGCTGCGGTCCAGCTAGGCAAATCCCTTTTGATTGAGGGGGCGTCGTGCATTATCCCGGTAAACGATCCGGGGCCGACCCTTATCCTTACGGATATCGACCGTAACGCTAAAGATTACCTGGAGTCTCGTCTAACCAGGGTATGGAACGTATGCGAACCGACGCGGGCGCAGCTCCCCGCCGGTATCCCCAAGGAGGGGGTTATTAACTTTGCGTCGAACCCCTGTTGGGTCCTGGGGGCCAAAAACGATTCCAATTTGCACGGGCGCTCGATCCGATACCTATTCGGGGACGAGGTATGGCGTTGGGACGCCGGGGCTTTGGCACGGGCCGAGCGCCGCGTATCGGCGAATAAGGCCCGGAGTAAGGTCGTATTCGTTTCCCAGGCCGGACTAGACGGCGGGGAATGGGCTTTCTGGTGGTCCGGAACCGATCAACGGGTTTGGACCTGGGTATGCCCAAGCTGCGGGACGGCGCAGGGGTACGAATGGGACCAAGTTATTTTCCCCAAGGAGGCCAAGAAATCGACGGGTTGGGACCTTAACGCGGTAAAGAAAGGGACGACGTACCAATGCAAGGGGTGCAAGGTCCATTTCCCCGACCGGGTTTCGGTCCGTACCGATCTAAATTTGACCGGGCGTTACGTCGCCCAAAACCCCGACGCCTCTCGCCGCGGTTACCATTGGAACGCCTTATGCGCCCAAGAGCTTGGTTTATCCTGGGGGGAGCTGGCGGTCGAATGTATCGAGAGTAAGCGCCATTATTCCGAGAATGGCGATAACAGTAAGCGCCGGGATTTCCTTATGCAGCGTTTGGCCCGGACGTATAAGGAGGAGGCCGACGAAATCCAGATCGGGGCCGCGGAGGGTAAGTATCAGCTCGGCGACGCCTGGGACGACGAGGGCGGGTTCGTTATGGGTAAGCCGCGGGTCGCCAAGGACATTACCGGCGATATGCGGGCCGCGCCGGATTTCGTCCGTATGCGGTTTATGGGTATCGATTTCCAGCAATCAGGCTTTTATTGGGTTGTACGATCTTTCTCCGGGGACGGTCGATCCCGTTTGGTAGGCTGCGGGTTTACCTTAACTCTGGGCGAGCTGGTCGATATCGCTAAAAAGAATGAGGTACACCCCGCTAATGTGTTCCTGGATTCGGGTTATAAGCCGGACGACGCCCTTATGGCGTGCGCCGCGCACGGTTGGACGGCGACCCGCGGCGACCAACGTAACGAATTCCCTTGGAAGATCAGGACGCCGATGGGGAATAAGGTCGAAATGCGGGCGTATTCGACGCCGGTGGTCGAGGCCGTTGGGCAAAAGCGATGCAAACGGTTTTATTTCTCCAACCTCCGGACCAAGGATACCCTTTCGCTGCTTATCCGTAAGGGGTTGAATACCTATGCCTCGGACGCCCCGGAGGAATACCTTAAGCAAATGCAATCCGAGCGCCGCGAGGTTAAGACGGGGGGACGCCCGCTATGGGAGCAGATCGACCGGCGCCCGAACCATTTTTGGGATTGTGAGGTAATCATTACCCTCCCCGCAATGGCCTGGCGATTGATTGGCAAGGCGGCGCAGCTGGCCGAGGAACCGACGCCGGAGGCCGAGGAGGCCCAGGAGGGTTGACACCGTGGACATTTCGGCCCCAGTCCGGTTGACAGATCGCAGAAACGAGGCAAATTTGGATTGCGCCTCTACCGTTCGGGCTTGTTCGCGGGGGTGGCATCGGTCCTCGTATCGCATAGGGTACGGGGATCGCCCGTTTTTTGACTCCCGCGTTGGCATATGGCACGTCCGACGGGTTGTTTCCTTATTCTTTCCCAGGCCCGAATCGAGGCCCTGGTCGATAAGGCATACGAAAACCTGGCGTCGGGCCGCGTTCTTATGAGTTATTCTGACTCCGGGACGAGCGTATCGAAAGATTGGCCCATGACGGTTGAGCAGGTCCTGGTGGAGTGTCGCTATGCTCTACAGATTAAGGACCCCCAACAATATGGGGGTATCGACCGCGTCCGCGTCTATAACGGCCTTTGGAATTTCCGGGGCCTTTAATTTGATCTATGGCCCCCCAAAAGCAGGAATCCCTAAAGAAAAAGGTCCGCAAGGCGGTCCGCGACGTTAAGGAGCTTGCCAAGCGCAAGGGCCTAAAGGCCAAGGCGTTTTCCGGCGGCGGCGGGGGATCGGGTATCTTTTCCCAGTTTGAGGGGGCCAAGTATAGCAATAAACGCCAATGGGTTAATACTCCCTGGCCCGCCGACCAGAAACGGGTAATGACGTCGTTTGACCGCCAGGAGCTGACGCGGAAAATGCGTTGGTTGGCGGTTAATGCCGGTTTGGTCCGGCAACTTATCGCTGATATGGCGATGTATGCGATTGGGCCTGGTATCCGCGCCCAGGCCGCAACCGGGGACGCCAAGATCGACGAGCTTTACGACGCCTATTTTTTCGATTGGGCGAACAAACCCTGCGAAATCACCGGGCGCTTTAATTTTTGGGAAGCGCAGGCGCTAATGAGCCGCCGGGTCGATATCGACGGCGAGATATTTATCCTTAAGACGTATAGCTCGTCCGGCGCTCCCCTTCTCCAGCTTATCGAATCCCACCGCGTTGGGGCCTCCTCGACGGCCCAGGGCCAGGTTGATGGGGTTTACGACGGGATAATTTTTAATAAATTCGGGGCCGTGGTCGGGTATAATGTTATCCGATCCGACGGTACGAACCGGAATGTTTCGGCCAATTCGATCCTCCACGTTTACCACCCCGAAAGCGCCTCCGGCGCACGGGCTTACAGTCCGCTACAACATAGTATCAATAATTTGATTGATATTCTGGAGGTCCTATCCCTCGAAAAGGTTGCGATGAAAGTACAGGCCGACGTGGTCCGTACGATCACCCGCGAAAACCCGCAATTCGACGGGTCCTCCGCGGATTTCGAGGCATTCGGTATGCGTCCCCAGGATTACCCTAACCAGGTTTACCAGAATCCGGAGGAGGTCGGCGCATTTATTGGCGGCAAAACCGTTGCCTTGGCCCCCGGCGAGGACCTGAAAATGGTCGAATCAAACCGCCCCGGTCCTAATACGGTGGCGGCCATTGAATATCTCGAAAAGGATAGCTGCGCCGGGTTCCTCCCTTGGGCATTTTCGGGCGATCCCACTAAATCGGGGGGCAGCGCAACCCGCCTGGTCGTCGCTAAAACCGAGCGCACGGTGAATTCCCGTCAGGATATGCTTGTCCATAGGGCGCTTAATCCAATTTATGGTTATGTGATCGGTACGGCCATTGCCCGCGGCGAGCTTCCGGCAAACGATAATTGGACAAAGGTTAACTGGGTAACGCCCCGCCGTATCTCGGTGGACGCGGGCCGCGAGGCCGCCGCGAACCTGGCCGACATTACGACCGGCCTTAAGACCCTCTCGGACCATTACGCCGAGCTTGGGATGGACTACCGCCAGGAGGTCCGACGCCGAGCTGCCGACGCCAAGCTTATTAACGATACCGCGGACGAATTCGGCGTACCCCCGTCGTCGATCTTTGCCCCGGCCAATACTCCCCTTGCCGACATTAACCAGGCCGCCGCCTCCGGTGGTAAGCCCGGCCCCGGCGCAACCGATTTCCAACCCCTTTTTGAAGGGGAACCCTCCTAATTCCTACTTTTATGCGTAATCTCTCAAACGATATCCGGGCCAATCGCCCCGTCCTTATCCAACCGACCATTGCCAAGGCATTCCTTGAGCGATGCGCCGACATTAAGCTCCCCCTGGGGGCCAAGGCGTCCGATATGTCGGATATGCTGGCCGCGATCTTTGGCGCTAAATCGGCGCTCGAAAAATTCCCGCCCTTTGCGATTGTCCCCATTAAGGGGGTTATCGGTCGTAACCTTTCCGACCTGGAGGCTGCTTGCGGCGCTTGCGATCTGGAGGCCGTGGAGGAAATGCTGGAGGACGCGGAACGGGACCCCTCGATTACGACCATTATCCTGGACGTCGATTCCCCCGGCGGGTCCGCGGTCGGCGTGCCGGAGCTTGCCAAACGGGTCCGCGAATGCGGTAAGCGCACGGTTTCCTTTACCTCCGGCGATTGCTGCTCGGCGGCCTATTGGATTGCTTCCCAGGCGTCGGAATTCTACGCAACCCCCTCGTCCACCGTGGCAAACGTCGGTTGTTATATCGTGTTTAACGATATGTCGGCGGCCTATGCCCAGGAGGGCGTCGCGGTTGACGTTATCCGATCCGGCAATCTGAAGGGCGCAGGAACGCCGGGGACCTCCCTGTCCAAGGAGCAGCGGGACGATCTCTTGGCCGGTGTCCTGGAGATTGCCGATAACTTTAAGGCCGACGTTAAGCTCGTCCGCGAATTCGTCCAGGACGCGGATATGGCGGGCCAATGCTTCTCCGGGACCAAGGCCGCCGAAAAGGGTTTCGTTACCGCCCTAACCAATGGTTTCGACGAGCTTATGCAAAGCCTGGACGCCGAGGTCGCGGCGCAGATCGAGGCCGACGAGGCAAACGACGCCCGCGCCAATGTCGGCGGCGAGGCCGAGGAATCCGACGAGGACGAGGGTATGGGCCGTATGGCTGCCGCCCGCGCCCTTAAGGGTATCCCTGGCGGTATCCGCGCCCTTATGGCAAAGGCCGAGAAATCCCCGGACGAGGAGGAAAAGGACGGTTCCGAACCGATGCCCAAGAAGGGAAAGAAGTACGGTAAGGCCAATTCCGACGAGGAGGACGACGAGGACGAAACCCCGTCCGATCCCATTACCGACGACGACGAGGAAAAGGATAAGCCGGAATCCCAGGACGACGAGGAAAAGCCCGAATCCGAGGAGGATAAGGACGAACCCAAGGCCGAGGACGAGGAGGAGGACGCCGATCAGCAGCCCGAATCCGAGGACGAGGAAAAGGAACCCAAGGCCGAGGATAAGGACGAGGAAAAGCCCGAATCCGAGGACGAGGACGATAAGGAACCCAAGGCCGAGGACCAGGATAAGGACGACGCCGACGCCAAGGAAAAGGCCGAGGAGGAATCCGATACCGGGGATAAGGCCGTCGAAACCGACGAGGAGCCGGAAAAGAAGGGCGTTCGCAACCGATCCCGCGGCCTCGCTTGACTCCCGCGTTGGACTAATTCGTAACCGTATGACCCTTGAACAATCCCTTAAGGCCCTAAAGGCCGCATTCGGCGCTAAATCTACCGAGGCCGAATCTGCGTCCAAGGAGCTTTCGGCGGCCAAGGCCAAGGTTAGCGCCCAGGCTGCGGAAATTTCCGATCTCTCGGAAAAGCTTGCCGCCGTCGCCGGTGTCGTCGCCGAACGGGAAACCCTGGCCGCCAAGGTCGAGGAGCTTACCAAGGCGCTTGCCGCGGCTAACGAGCTTAAGGCCCAGGCCGTCTCGCAGATCGAAACCGTCGGCAAGGTCGCTGCCAAGATTGCCTCGTCGGTCGGCGTTGCCCCCGCGGAAATCTCCCCCGCCGATAACGTCGTCGCCAAGAGTAACGACGAAATTTGGTCCGAATATTGCGGCATCGCAAATCCGGCCGAAAAGGTCGCCTTTTACAATAAGCACCGGGCCGCCATCGTGGCGCACCTGGGCATTAAGTAACCCTTTCCCCCTAATCTCACCCTAAACTCATATGTCCAACTCCGTCCTTAATCAGGGTTTGGCCCCCCAGTTTGTCGCCGCCGAAACGCTGCGTACCCTGGTCCCGGTCCTCGCCCCTCTCAATAAGATCGTCACGACCGATTTCAGCGCCTACGTCGCCGAAAAAGGCCAGGTCGTCCATACCCGTTACGCCGACGCCTTTACGGCCTCGACGTACAACCGCGCTACCGGTTTCGTCGCCGAGGACGCCGTCTCTAACGACGTTGCGATCACTCTCTCGGACCATAACTACGTTATGACGTCGTTTACCGATACCGAGGTCGCCACGATCTCCCTCGATATGCTGCGCCGCGTGTTTATCGCCCCGATGGCTAACGCCACGGTCACCAGCATTTTCGACGGCGTGATCGGCCAGACGACCGCGGCCGCCTACCCTGGTACGCCCTTCTATTCCGGTACCAAAGCCAATTTCAACCGCCTCGCGGTTGCCGGTGGCGCTACCAATATGACCAAGGCGAACCTCCCGTTTGCCGACCGTTCCCTGCTCCTTACCCCCGACGCATTCGGCCAGCTCCTCCAGGACCCTTCCGTTGCCCAGTATCTCTCCATCGGTGATACCTCGGTTATCCGCGACGGTAAGGTCGGTCGCCTCCACGGTATCGACATTTACGAGGTTAATACCTGGAGCGCCGCCCCCGTTGGTGAGCACCTTAACGGTATCGCCTCCTGCCGCGAGGGCCACGTGATCGTTACCCGCGTCCCGGCTGCCCCGACCACCGGCGGTGGCGAGCAGCTCACCGTCCAGGACCCGGATTCCGGTTTCGCCTTCTCCCTGCGTAGCTGGTACGATTGGACCAAGGGCCTGTCGAATATCTCGGCCTCCTGGATTATCGGCCAGTCCGTTGGTAACCCCAACGCCGCCCTCCGCGTCGTTATCTCGGACCTCTAAAGCTCATCTGCCAAGCGCAGAAGGAGTTAAGGCCCCCTTTCGAGGGGGTCTTTTTTTTGGGTAGGGTCGTAAACCCCTCCCGGTGGCCCGTGGCGGGCTTTTGACTCCCGCGTTGCCATATGGGCCTTTACGACGCCGAATGGGCCGCCGACGCGGCCTCAATCCTTGCGGAAATCCCCAAGGCCGTAACCGTCCGTCGCGGATCGGGCGCTGCGACCGCCTTTAACGTCCTAATGGGGCCGCCGATGGTCCAGCAAAACCTCGAAACCGGGGGTTTCCTTAATACAACCGCGTTCGACGTTAAGTTTTTAAAGGCCGACGCCGATCTCCATCCTGGGGTAATCGTATACGGTAACCTGGTGAGCTATAACGGCCTTAATTACCGAATCGTCGCTATTAACGACCGCCCCCCGTCGGCCTGGGTTATCGTCCGCGTCGAGGGCGCAGCGGGTCCGGCATAATGGCGACCACGGCCCGAAAAAACGTCCAGGTAGACGCCTCGGCGCTAATCGACCATTTGCACGATTACGCCTTGGTTATGGGCAAAAGCTTGGGCGAGGTCGTCCGCGACCAGGCGGCGCTATTCTGCCAGGATATGATCGCTTACTCCCGGCCCTTTTCCGGCAAAAAGCCCGGATCGGGGGCGACCGGCCAGGCCAAGACGACGGGTAACGATAACGTCAAAAATTCAATCCGTAAGATTTTCCGGCCCGTCGATCTGGCGACCAAGGAGCAAATTGCCGCGGTCGGTAAGTACGAGGTTTTTAAAATGTGGACCAAGCGCAAGGGCGAGAGGGTCCAGGGGAAAGGTAAGGCCATTCGCTGGCAAGCTTTCCAACAGAAATACGGCGGCGGCCCTTCTATGGGGTTCGTCGATTCCGGCGACCTTTCGACCCTGGGGCGCATCCACCGATCCCTGCGTACCGATAACGGACGCGGTTCCCTCAATTCCACGGCCCGAAACTCTAAACAACCCTTTGCAATCGTCGCCAAGGATCGGGATATTGAGCGATATATCCGGCAGCAGCAAATCGACGTTGGTACGCTAAAATCGGCGTATTACTTTGCCGGTGTCCAGATTAAGGGGAAAATCAAGGCCCCGGCCTGGGCGAAACAACCGGGCGGTCGGGAAAATGCCATTGCCCAGGATAAGATCGGCCAACCAATGAAACCAGAGGTTACCGTCGGTAACCAGATTGGCGGCAAGGCCGGTAACGATAAATTCGTTAAAATCGCCATTTCCCATCGGGCGTACGCAATGCGGGTTAAAATGGCCGCCGAGCTGAATAAGCAAAAGGTCCCCCTTTGGGTTGCATCGGCCCGCGGCCAAACGACCAGGACGGCCAAATATTTCTGATCTTATGCCTACCCTCTACGGAATCCGTACCATTGCCGAACAATCGGCGCTTGCCTGGTTTACTCAAAACGCCGCGTACCTCCCCGGCGTCGAGCTGAATGCGGGCCAAACGGACGAAATCCGGGCCGTCCCGATTGTTATTTTGCACGCCGAAAGCGCCCGCGCTCACCCCGATCTTGGCGGCAACCCCCTAGGCAATTTCGAGATTACCCTTAAAATCTACGTCTATTCGTCCGCGGACGATTCGACCTTGGCGCAGCACCGGGAACGGGTCGAGGCCGTGCAGGGGATTATGCAGGACGCCGCGGGCCTTTCTGCAGCTTGGACCCAGGGGACCTTATATGCCTCTTGGGTCGTCTCGGACGACGAGGGGGTCGCAGATCGCCGGTACGGTAATATCGTCGAATATACCCTCGTCGCGGCCTATCCGGCCCAAACTTGACTCCCGCGTTGATTCAATAACCGACCGACCTTATGGCCCTCCCTCAAACTTTTGGCGTTTCCCACGTTTTCGGCGTCCTGGAATCTGGCATTTTCGTTACGATTCAAACGGACTCCGTCGATCAGAAACCGGCGCTCGACGTTGAGGTTATGGACGAAACCGGCGTGGTCATTACCGACCGCCTGGACGACCAGCGCCTCGAAACCACGGTTTCCGGCGTCCTTAAGACGGGTTCGTCGGTCCCGACCGCGGGCGACCAATTCAATTACGACGGGGTTAATTACATTATCAAGGGCGTTACTAACGACGGTTCCAATAACGCCTTTCGCAAGGTTACCCTTAAGCTGGTCAAGTACCAGGAGATCGCCTAACCCGCGTAACCGACGCCCGTGGCCTCCCGTTGGACACAGGCCGCGACAATCCTGCGCCCCGAAATCGAGGTTTGCGGGGTTCGTCTATTGCCATTCTGCCTCCGGCATCGGGTTGCGCTGGAGGCAATCGAAAGCCCGATCTTGGATACGTCCAAGCCCCTTACCGCAAAGCATATGATCGCCGCGGTCCGTATCCTCTCGACGCACGACCTGGAACATATCCGGCGACCCCATACCCTCCGCGAATCCTGGTGGATTGGCCGGTTGACGTTTTCCAATACTGTCCTTTCCCAGGAGGCCGCAAAGCTGCTGGCATACCTAGAGGCGCAATCCCTTTGGCCGCGTTTCTGGACCAAGGAGGAGAGCGAGGGCCGATCTGGCGGGGTCCCTTGGCCCTTGGCGATTGTCGCCTCCCTTACGCGGAACGGTTGCACGCTAACCGAGGCGTGGACGATGCCAGAGGCCGAGGCCGTTTGGCTGCACGTCGCTAATACCATCGCCTCCGGGGCAAAGGTCGAAATCGTATCCGACGTCGAATGGACCGCAATGGAGCGATATAAGGCCGAGGAGGCCGCCAAAGCTGCCGCCGCGAATCCAGGAGATCGCAAAAACTAATTATGGCCGACGACGTAAAAGTTAAATTTGGCGGGGATTTCACCGACGTTGCCAAGGGGGCGGGCGAGGCGGTCAACCGCGCCGGGTCCTCCCTAACGGCCTGGTTTAACGATTTTAGGAAATCGACCGAGGCGTCGATCCTCTCGTCCCTGGCGCTTGCCAACATTTTTTCCAATTTCGTAAAGGGGGCCGCCGAAACCCTCCAGTATTTCCGCGAAATGGATTTGGCCCTTAAACGGTTCGGGGGATCGGGGGACGCCCAATTTCAACAGCTCGCCAAATATGGCAAGGAGGTAGGGGTATCTATGGAAACCGTCGCCCGGACGACGAATCATTTTAATAAGGTCCGCAGCGAGGCCGCCAAGGGTAACCAAACCTATATCTCCATTCTTAAGCAATTCGGGTTTACCCAAAAGGAGATCAATTCCGGCAATATCTCGTCGATTGAGGTCCTTGGGCGCTTGGCCGACGCATACGATAAAACGGGTTACGAGGGCCTGGTCGGCGAACGTGCGATGAATCTATTTGGTATCCGCGGTAAGGAGCTTTCGGCGATCTTTAAGAATGGCCGGGAATCCCTAGAGGCGTTTACCAAATCTATGGCGACTATGTCGCGGGAATCCATTACCAAGCTGTCGGAAACCCAGGCGAAAATCGAATATATGCAGCGCAAGGCAAAGGAGACGTTTTACCAGGGGCCGTTAGAAGGATACTCTAATTACCTTGTTCGCCAGCAAGCGGTATCGGAAATTACCCGATCTAGGGATCGGGCATTTGAAACTAACTTTTTCGGATTCCGGACGGATAAAACCTCCGGCGGGGGAACCATTGCCCAACAGGCAAAATCGGACGCGGGCCTAATTGTTAGCCAATTTGAGGGGTTTATTCCTGGCATTAAAGAGGCGGCAGCAATCGCCAGTAATAAGGGAAGCTGGGCGGGCCAGGACGAGAAGATCGTTAAGTATATGGAGGAGCTAGGTAAATCCCTTAACCTTTACGTTAAGCAGCTGGAATCCTCACCAAAGGACAAAAAGGCGGGCCTCGAAATCCCCTTGGTCAAGGAATTGCTAACCTCCTCCTCCCTCCAGGCCATCGGGGGCGGGGACATTTCCTCGGTGCTTTCCGGCACGGTCCAGGCCAGTATGCTAACCGCAATGCAGGAAACCGCGGCCAATACCGGCAAGCTCGCCGCAGAATCCAGCCAACCCGATCCCAACCCGCCCAACGTCGCAAAATAATATGCCCGCCCCATCTAATAACCGGAAAAGCTATGGTAACGACCTCCAGGCCCCAATGCCGCAGCCGGTCGGGACCGTGTCGGTTGATGGGTTCGGCTTGGCCCAAGCGCAATTAACCTATACGGTCGATTCGTCGGACGTAAATATTGGCGGGGTAATCGCCCAGTTTTCCGAGGGGGACAATTACCCTTATGATCTCGGCTTTACGATGAAATCGTACAAAGTTACGACCTCCTTTGGTAAGGGCGGGGTCGCTAATATCGTCGTCGATTTTATGGGCATTCGGTCCTTTAATGGATATACGAAACCCCAGGTTACTGGGATTGCCACGTCCACGGCGCAGCCAATCGAGGCCCATCCTAATTTTACCAAGGTAACGTCCGAGGCCGCCGGTGGCGTCGTCCTGGCGGGATACCCCCCGTCGAATCTGGTTAACGACAATAAACCTATTTTCGTCCAATCGACCGATCCGTACGCTACTTGGACGTTCCGCGGGTTCGGGCTGCGTACCGACGGCGAGGTAAACATTAAGGCCGGTATCCGGCAATATCTAGCCCCCTTGGCGACCCTCCGCGGCCAGATTTTCCTCGGCCCTGGGGCGTCTAGCTCGGCCTCTACTTTCCTCCAATCCGTCGGCAAGCGCCTAACCAATGCCGACGTTAGCAAGCTCGTACAACCCGCCAACCTGGCCGGGGCGCTGGAATCCGAGGACGAAAATTACGCCCTCCTTTCGGCGGCTAACGCGGAATGTATCGGGGACCCCGACAATCTGGCGGCCATTAAAGTTACTTACGATATTATGGTCGGCGGCGAGATCGGTTGGGATAAAGACATTTACGGCCAAGCGCCGTCGATTCTCTAATATGAATGACGCCGGTTTTAATGGGACCGGGTCCCGGTTTAACTCTCGTTTCGAGGCCGGTTCGCCGATCTACGCAAAGCAGCTTAACGATCTGGCGACGGGCATTCAATCGGCCTTGCCCCAACCTTACGTTGGGTATGGTCCGTCGGTTTCCTTTACCCCTGGAGGCGGGATTATCGCGGGGGGTATGGAGGATACGCCGGTCGCCCCCGCCAAGGCATATTGCCCGTTAGCAATCTATAACCTCCGGAAATCCACCGCCGAGGGGACCGCGGGTAACTATTATATCAATATCGCCCCAGGGGCGGTTAATAACTTGGTCGTTAAATCGGACGACGGCGTCGTGCTAACGGACGACCCTCCCCCGGATATCCAAGTTTTTTCGGACGGTATTACCGAGGCGGGCGTGGTTAATTACATCTACGTCCGTTGCGGCAACAGTCCGGCGGGCGGGGCGGGCGGGGCGCAATACCCCTCCCGATCTGGAGAAGGATACCCGTCGATCCGCGTAAGCGCCGAACAGGATAAGGTAGACGATTCGACGTATTCTTGGATTTTGATTGGGGTCGTAACCGGCCAAAAGGTCCTTATCCCCGATACGGAACCCCCTGAATACCAGGAAATCCTTAATATCCAGCAGCTGATCGGTTGTAACTCCCTATGGACGGAAAGGTTTGTTTGCGGGGATAACCCGGTCGAATACTGGTGGAGCGCCGTTTGATATGGCATTGCCCAAGCGAAAGGGGGCCGTTTATGCCTGGTTGGCCGACCCGTCCGTTTACCCCCAAGGTACGCAGCGATTAGACGATACCACAATCGCGGACGAGCAGCTGGTCGTCCCGCCTTACGATCCCCAACCGCGACCACCGGCCCAAGGGACGTTTTTCTCGTATAAGGAATATTTCCCAGATTACCCGCCAGGGTTTACGGTAAAAGTAAAAGACGCAATAATGGGGGGCGAGGTCCAATCGGGAAATATCATCCAATTTCGGGCGTCGTCCGAGCTAGAAATAAAGTATCCGACCGGGGCCGTGGTAAATTACAACCCTACCCCTCCCCCGCTAGGCCCAGGAGATCAACCCCCCGACCCTAACGGTACGACCGGCATTTACGAGGAAAGCCGCGACCTTGGCGTATTCCCTGCCTTGCCGCGGTACGTTACCGACGATCCCTTTAGCTTTTCTTCCGGCGCAAATTACGATTGGTACGCACCGCGGGATTTTGTACCGACAAAGGACGAGCGCCTCGACGCAAATTCGTTTGGTTTCGACGGGTTCGGGATTTTCGGTTCCTGGGACGTTAGCGTTGAAAATCTAATGTCGCGGGTCCTCAACCTTGAGACAAACGAATACGAGGAATACCCATACGCCCAGGCGACGACCGACGTAAAGGTTACGACCAAGATTAAGGCGATTAACGATTGGGATATTTGTTGCTGGAACGACGGGACAGTCGTTAGCGGGAAGATCGCAATCTGGACCCTGGACGCCACGACCAAGACGAACCCCGAAACCGGGACGGGTTGGTTTGGTATGTTTGTCGATACCGGCACGACCTTTGCGCCGCATACCGAGCTGGATTGGTCGGTTACAATCGAGGAGGGGTTCGACGGCCCGGAAATCGAAATCCCCAAGGTCGAGGGTAAAGTATCCTTTATTAACGATATTTGGATTACCTCGGTTACCCCTCCCCCCGGCCCCGCATAGGGGGTTTGACTCCCGCGTTGGTCTATGGCGTCCCCGACGGTATCCTGGAAACGCGGCAGCACATTTGCGGCCACGGTAACCTATACCCCAGGCGCAGGGGACCCCTCCAGCTTGGACGGGGTAACCGTTGAATGTTCCGTTATGGACCATCGGGAGGTCCGATACCCCCTTATCGTCTCGATCCTGCCGGGGAATCTCTCGTTTAACATCCTTTACCCTGGCGATACGTCCGAATGGGCCGCCGGGACCGCGGCGCTGGATTACCGATGCCTGGAGAATGGGGTCGTTTTCTACTCCACGACGGCCCGGTTTACAATCGACCCGCAAATTACCCTTTAAATGGCAACCCTTACGACGACCATTCGTTATTCCGAACCCGCCGGTTCGATCATTACGTCCTTGGGCGTCCCAGGTCCTGCGGGTCCTGGCGTGCCGGTCGGCGGGGCTGCGGGCCAGATTTTGGCGAAAATCGACGCCCAAAATTACAATACCCATTGGGTTACCCCCCAAGACGATTCCGCGATTTGGGGCCAGATTTCCGGGGACCTTGCCAATCAGCTCGATCTCTCCTCGGCGCTATCCCTTAAACTGGACGCCTCGACGGCGGCCTCGACGTACCTTACCCAATCCGGCGCCGCCTCGACGTACCAAACCCTTTCGGGTATGTCGGCCTACCTTTCCAAGGCTGGAAACCTAGCGGGCCTTACCGATCTAGATACGGCCCGGAATAACCTCAACCTTGGGGTCCTTAATTCCCCGATTTTTGCCGCCCTTACCATCCAGGGGTCCGGCGCTAATGCCGGGCAGCTTGGGGCGACGTTCCTATCCCTAACCCATTCGGTTTACGGCCAGTTTATGATTTCGCCGTCGTCGGGCATTACGTTCCCCGATTCGACGGTCCAAGTAACGGCCTATACCGGCGATAACGAGGTATCCTGGGGCGAAATTAACGGCCAGATCGTAAACCAGGTCGATCTCCAAAGCGCCCTCGATTCCAAATACCCCGCGTCCAACCCCTCCGGGTTTATCGACGCATCGGCCCTTGCTCCCTACCTTACCAGCGCCGACGCCGCCTCGACGTACGCGGTAACCGCCCGCGGCCTCCCCGCCGGAGGGATTACGGCCCAGGTATTAAGCAAGGCCAGCAATTCCGATTATTCCTCGACCTGGACGACGATTATCCCTGGAGATCGTTACCTTACCAGCTCGACGACGCCCAATACCATCAATAACCAGAATAAGACGTTTATCGTCGGTACGGGCCTATCCTATACGACGCAGCAGGACGCGGTTATTTCTTACGACACCGCAAACCATATGCACGTCCGGGTCGTATCGTACAACCCGACGACCGGCCAGCTCGACGTAAACGTCCTATCCCATACCGGATCGGGAACGTATTCCTCTTGGGTCGTTAACGTCGGGGGTACGGTTCCCGCGACGACGGTTGCCTGGGGTTCAATCACCGGCACAATTTCGGCGCAGCTGGACCTCCAGGCGGCCCTCGATACCAAGCTTAACATTACGACGGCGGCCTCGACGTACTTTACGATCTCGGCGGCTGCGGGTAAGGCCAACCTTTCGGGCGGCACGTTCACCGGAAAGGTTAACTTTACGCCGGTCGGGGGGGCTGCGGGCCTTAACGTCGGTATCGGCGGGACAAGCGCCGGATCGACCAATAATGGCGACCTTTGGATTACGACCGGAGGAGCTAACCTAAATTTCCGCGATGGTACGGGGGCCTGGAAAGTACTTGCTGCTTTAAGTAACGGTAACGTATTTAGCGCCGTTCAAACCATTGACGTAAATAGCGCATCAACGGCCTTGCGGGTTACCCAACGCGGAGCCGGAAACGCAATCGTCGTCGAGGATAGTACGACCCCGGACGCAACGGCGTTCGTCGTCGATCAGTTTGGCAAGGTCGGGGTCGGCGTTGCGCCGGATTCCACCGCGGCCATTAAAGTTGATTCTAACGGTATTATGTTCGGCGACGGATCGACGCAAACCGTTGCGGGCATCGGTGACGCCCCTTCCGATGGATATACTTATGGCCGGGTAAACGGAAATTGGGGGGCGATAACCCCAGTAACGAATAATAGCCAGTTGGATACGACGGTTACCACCAGCGCAGCCTCCAGCATTTTTGTCGGAGGAGCCTCTTTCCCTCGTAATAGCATTATCCGAATGACGTACGAGGGCGCTCCTACTGTTTATTTTGAAAGCCCAGGCACGTTTATTGCTGGAGATCGGGTTATAATCGTAAACGAGACGACCGAATATATTACCTTTACGGCGGGCGGGGGCGTTACTCTTTTATCCGTTGCCGGTTATTATTCTGTTAATGCTGGCGGCGTCGTTACCGGAATCTATCTCGGTGGAGATACTTGGGTAATCTACGGTTGGTTAACCGATATTATCTAACAAATCGAAAAAATGATTACCCATATTCTCGCCCTCCTCGTCGGATTCCTCGCAGGATTCCTCGTACACCGTCGCCACGCCGCAAAGGCCGCCGCCTTGGAATCCAAGGGCCGATCCCTTCTCGCGGCCCTCAAGGGTAAGGACGAATAAGCTATGCGCCTCCCCCTGGCATTGGTCGCCCTATGCCTAGCGGGTTGCGGCACGGCCAAAAAGGACCCTGCCCCGCCGGTTGTGGTCCAGCCCGCGGTATCCCAGGGGGCGCTTAAGACGGTCGGCGAGAAGATCGACCAAGCAGATTCCCGCGTCGCTGCCGCCGTCCAGATCGCCGTCGAGAATAAGGATAAGCCCGCCGTCGTCGAGGCCGAGGGTAAGCTGGCCCTCTCATACCTCCCGGAGGCCGCCCCCGGCGATCTCGCATACGCCCGCCAAAGGGCCACGGCCCAGGATGCCAAGGCGTACGCCGATCAAATGACATACGCCAAGGCATTCCTTGCCAAGATCGACGCGGAATGGAAAGACGCCGAGGCCCAGTCCAAGCGCAATGCCGCCGACCTGGCCGCCTCCCTTACCAAGGTTAACCAGCTGGAGGCCCGCGTCGCCGCCGTCCAAAAGGAGGCCGACGACCGAATCCGTAAGATCGAGGCCGAGGCGTCCCGCAATGTATGGACCCTAACCGCGGCTGCCTTGGCCGTAGCAGGGGCCGCCGCGTCGGCGTTCCTAGGGTTCCGGACCGGCGGGGTCCTCCTCGTATGCGCCGCCTTTTGCGGGGCGCTCCCTCATATATACGAATCGGAATATTTCCCTTGGGCGACGGGCCTTACCCTGGCGGTCGCAGCGGGCCTCGGCCTATGGCGGTTATACGATTACGTCCGCGATCTTAACGCCGAGAGGGGTAACGTCCCCTCCCCTCCCCCCAATGTCCCTCCGGCGTCCTAAAGTTATCGTCCGCAAGCTAGGCCGCGAGGGGGCCTGGGGCCAATGCCATTACGACCCCGCCTCCCCGACGGTGGAGATTGATCCCCGCCTTGGGGCCAAACGTCGGTTGGAGGTCCTCGTCCACGAGGCCGTCCATCTATTTTTCGGCCCCGATCTGCCGGAGGCCAAGGTAGACGCAGCGGGTAAGTATATCCGCGACGTCCTATGGGCGCAGAATTACCGCCAGGTCCTCCTTGAGCCTAACGCCAAACCTCCCCGCATTACTTGAGCGCCTCGCCAATCAGTCCGGACGACGTCCCGCAATCGGTCAAGGACGGGCTTACCGCGTCGATCCTCGGCGGGTTGGCAATGGCGGGGCGTCTACTTTTGTCAGAAACGCCGGTGTCGGCGGGTTGGGTAATTCGCCGGATATTGGCGGCGGCGATTACCGCCCTATTCGTCGGATTCTACGCCCAGGATAATATCGAATCGGTTGCGTTGCGATATTCGGTCGTCGGGGCCGCGGGTTATAGCGCACCGGAATGTCTCGACGCCCTCTTACGGTTTATCCGCAAACGTGCTAACGCCGAGCTTGGCAAGGCCGCCGAAAAAGTAGGAATCAAAAAACCGAATGCCAAACGAGGAGCGAAAAGGAAACGGTGATCGAAACCTCTTGGTCGTCGTTTGCGTCGTCGTCGTTTCTGCTGCGGTCGTCGCCGTAACGACGTCTTGGATTTGTTCGTACGTCCTCGACGGGTTCGCCTCGTCGGATACGATGGTCCTTCTGATAACCGATGCCGGTTTGAAATCGGACGATAAAAAATTGGAGGGCCAGCTTACGACGGCGACGATTGCATTGCGTACTTGTCGGGACCTCGCAATGGCCCTGGCGGTCGGTTGCGGTATGGTCGGGGCCGCGGCGGGTTGGCGGGTTTTCGGTCGTCGGTCGGACTAGTATATAAGGAGGAGGCGCAGATCGGTTGCGGGACGGCCCGCCCGGATTGTGCGTATTTACTGGGGTTTTCGTATGAAAATACCCCCTCGCATTTATTTTGAAAATTACCCTTGAACAAATGAAAATCATTAACCATAAGAGAGGCGTACCAAATAACTACCTATGCGAAAGATTACCTCCGATATGCGCCGCAAGGCCGCCCACGCCTACGACCTTTGTTACGCCCAATCCGGCGAAATGGACGGCGTTAGCTGGACCGATTACAAAGTAGACGGGACCGGCGTTACCGTTAACGGTTTCGGTTACTGGGTCCATTCCCGCGAGGAGGTTATCGCAATGGAAATGGACCCCGACACCGATGAAAATTTTGAATTCGACGGCGTTACCTATTGCATTTGCCCCCTCTAATTTCCCAACCCAAACCCAACCCAAACCAAATGAGCAAGCCCGCCCTCCCCTCCCTCACCGTCGCCGGTCGAACCCTCTCCCTCAAGGGATACAAATCCGTCGCTTGGATGAGCGAGGAAACCGTATGTTTCACCGCCACGGTCCTCCTCGACGGTAAGATCGTCGGCGAGGCATCTAACGAGGGCCACGGTGGTTCGACGTTCGTCCGATTCGTCTCGCCTCTCGCGGAATCGACCGCCCAGGAATTCGCCAAGGCCGCCAAGCCTGCCGATTACGGTTGGGGGTTCGTCGATACGATGCGGGTCGAGGACCTCGTCGATATCCTCGTCGAAAAAATCGACGTCCAGAAGCAGGAGGAGAAGATTATTAAGAAGATTCGGACCAAGGCAGCCAAGGAAATGCATTGGGTTAAGACGACGTCGGTTAAGGCCGAATATTACTCCCTTAAGAAACCCCTCGCCTCCGGACACCCCGCCGAAAAGCTTGCCGCCTTGGTCAAGGCCAAGCCCGATTTTAAGGCGTTCGTTATCGACCTCACCGACGCCGAAATCCTCGCCCATTTCGTTTCCTAATCCCAACCGATCACAACCCGACCCGACCAATCCTATGTCCATCCAGCCCAAAAAGCTAACCGACCAGGAAATCGCCGCAATCGCCGAGGAGGCTTTGCACGCGGCGTTTTCGCTTATCGCCGAACGTCTCGACCCCGATGCCCGCCACGACCTTGGCGGTTACTTCGGGTATCATATGGAATCCTATGTTGATCGAATCGAGGAGGACCTAAATAGGGCGGTCCGGTGGGGACAGGCCCACGTCAACGGCGAAACCCCCGAATCCTAACCCTATGCCCACCCCATACGAAACGACGTTCCCCTGCTATTGCTGCGGGAAGGACGTCAAACTGTCCAAGGCCCATTTTATCGTTAGCCACGACGGTAACCAATGGATGAGCCATACCGCTTTTATCGCCTATTGTGCGGAACGGAACATCCCGCATACCGATCCCAACGGCAAGGCCCTTTCGGGCTACGCCGGTTGCGGTTGGAGGCCCGAAACCTACGGCCCGTCGTGCTATGCCCGCAAAAAGAAACTCCATAAGGGGCGCACCGTCGAGGTTAAGGGGTCGGACGGCCTCAAGTATCTCTTTATCGACGAATCCCAAACCGCCTAATTCTAGCTTTATGCCTCTCGCATTTACCGACGCGGACCTCCGCAATTTCCTGGACGTCGTCCTTGGACCGATCTTGGTCCTCGGCCTTATCCTCCTCGCCCCCAAGGTATTCAAGTAAACCGACCAAGATACCGGCGCAGGGGGTTGATTTTCATTTCGCCCGCTGCGTCGGTTTTTCTAAATCATTCCCCTATCCCTATGCGTTATGTATCCGTATGCTCCGGAATGGAGGCCGCAACCGTCGCTTGGCATCCACTAGGCTGGACCCCGCTGGCCTTTTCCGAGATCGAACCTTTCCCCAAAGCCCTCCTCCAATACAAATACCCAAGTATCCCTAACTATGGCGACCTTACCAAATTCGACGAATGGCCCTTACCAGTTGGAAATGTGGACCTCGTCGTCGGGGGAACCCCCTGCCAAGCTTGGTCCGTTGCGGGCAAGCGATTGGGCCTCGACGATCCTCGCGGCCGCGTCGCTCTCGCATATGCTGGCCTTATTGAAAAGCACCGACCCCGATGGATTGTATGGGAAAACGTGCCAGGCGTCTATTCAGCAGGAAAGCCCGGAGGCGCAGATTTCGCCGCCTTTGTCGGGGCGTTGGCTAAACTCGGGTATCATATCGCCTACCGAACGCTTAACGCTGAATACTTCGGAGTCCCGCAGCGACGCCGCCGATGCATACTTGTCGGATATCTTGGAGATTGGCGACCTGCCGCGGCGGTACTTTTTGAGCCCGAAAGCTTGTGCAGGGATATTGAGAAGGGCCGAAAGGCGAGGAAAGGAATTGCCTCCGGCCCTCAAGGCGGCGCTGGTCCAAGCGACCCAAGAGGTTGCTGGTGGGACGGTGGACAGATCAGCCAAACCCTAGACGCAGTCCTTTCCAAGGGCCAAACGATGCCCGAAAAAAACCGTTTCCCTGCGGTCCTCCAACCCGTATGCGCCACCGGCGAAACGACCCATTGCCTTACCTCGTCCCATCGCGGGTCGGAGGACGGGACGGGGCGAGGAACCCCTATCGATATAGATCGGGCGGCATTTAACCAGGGGGTTAACGCCCAATATACCCCGCATATCGCCGAATCCGAGACGATGGATACCCTCGTTTCCAAGGGTCCCCACGCGGTTGGGGTTCCGTTCCGCAAAGCTAAACGGGCCTCCACCGATCAGGACGACGAGACTTGGGTCGAGGCCGATACGGCCAATACCCTAAACCTTTTCGACCTCGGCGATACGCGGACGACGCACGCAATCGTCGAACCTCGCATTTACGAGAATCATCCTAACGATTCGCGGGTTACAGGTCCGCACGACGTTGCGCCAACGGTAACCTCCAGGTATGGGACCGGGGGCGGTAACGTCCCTCTCGTTAATAACGAGGCCGTGCAGCCAATCGCATTCCAACCTGGCAACCTTATGCGTCGGGCGGGTTCCGATCCCTCGACCGAGGTTTTCCCGACGGTCAAATGCGATACGGGCGACCAATCCCCGCACGTTGCTATGCCTATGGCGTTCGACGCCTATAACCAAACGATTTCCGATACGGCGGGGACAATCAATGCGGCCCGGACCGGCGTCCAACACGTCGGCGGCGTCCTTACGCCTATGGCCGTCCGTCGTCTAACGCCGGAGGAATGCGAGGCGTTGCAAGGGTTCCCCAAGGGGTATTCTCGTATCCCTTGGAAAGGTAAACCCGCCGACCAATGCCCCGACGGCCCGCGGTACAAAGCTTGCGGTAACTCAATGGCGGTTCCCGTTATGGCCTGGGTAGGCCAGCGCATCGCCCTCGTCGATAAACTCATTTCCCAATCCCAACCCGAACAACCCAAACCCTAATCCAATACCCATATGGGCAAACTCCCGACCATCTACCAGCTTAACGCCGGTAACCATAAGCAGATTAAGCTTATTACGCCGATCTGCGATTACCGCGCCCGCAAAATCGAGGCCGTCCTGCCGCAGCTTCTCGCCCTTAATAAGGCCGAAAAGACCCAAGTAGACGCCGCCGAGGCCGTCGGCCTTTCGGTACATACCCTCCGCAATTACCTCGACGTCGCCCGTATCGAATGGCGCAACGTCCGCAAATACACCGTTAACCGTATCCGATAACCCAACCTCCCCCGCCTACCATTATGCCCGATCCCCTCGCCCATCCTCCCGAAATGACAACCCCCCCGGCCCTCCAGATTCGACCCCTACCGCGTTTCTGGTGGTTGTGGCCTTGGCCCGTCGTCCGCGAGCTATACGAAACCCTTAAGTTTTACGGTATGATCGCTGACCTCGACGACCGGATTATCCGTCGCCAGGAGCGCCAGATTAAGGACCTTAACGACGGTATCGAACGCCTGGCCCGTATCGTCCGGCGCAACCGAGACGTCCCTTACCGCGAATGATTCAAGCCGACCTTTTTGACCGCGACGAGGGGGCCGTAACCAAGATCGTGGCAAAAGCTTGTTACGCCTTTGTTTGCGTAAATTACCGCGTCCTTACTGGGGATATCATATCCCCCAAGGCGGGCCTACCCCTGGCGAAATCCATATGCAAGGATTACGAGAAGGAGCTAAAGGCAGCGGGGGCGACCGACGTCGATCTTTCCCCCTATGTCGCCGCCGGGGGTTGGGTCGGCCTTATGTATACCTATCGGTTCAATAACCGCCTCCAATCCTTCTCGGTCGTACCGCGACCAATGGAATAACGATGCGCCGCCTCCTCCTTTCCTTGGTATCCTTTATCCCGGCCTTTACCCTGGCCGCCGAGGAAACCCGCCTATTATCCGCAATCGCCCAGGTCGAAACCGGCGACAACCCCGCCGCCGTCGGGGATCGGGGCCAAAGCTTGGGGCGGTTCCAAATGGGGGCCAAAGCTTGGGCCGAGGCAAACGATTGGTTAGCCCGACGCGGACGTCGCCCGGTCCCTCGATCATCCTGGCGCAACCCGACGGCCCAAGAAATCGCCGCCAAGGCATTCCTCGGCGTATGCCGGGAACGGTTCGCCGCCTATGGTATCAAGGACCCGACCCCGGCGCAGCTTGCGACCGTATGGAACATCGGGTTTACCGCAGCCAGGTCCCGCCGGTTCCTGCCGACCGATTACGGTTACCGCGTAAGTAATTTATATTTTGCGAGGTAATCCGATGCGGGGCAAAACCTTGGCCGTGGCTGCCGCCGATCCTATTCTTATCGCCGTGGACCCTGGCGTATCGGGCGCTTTCGTTTGGTCGGAATCGGGCCGCGTCCACGTCGTTAAAATGCCCCCGACCGCAAACGATATCGCCGACCTAATCCGGTCCTTTGCCGCCAAATCGTCCTTGGTCGAATTGCATTTGGAAAACCCGTCGAAAGGCGGTTGGGGGGCGGTTTCGTCCGATACCATCGGTAAGCTTTTCGAGCAGATCGGGGGCATTCGATACTCCGGCCTCGTCGTCGGTTGGAAAGTTAACCTCGTCGCCCCGCAAACCTGGCAAGCTGCTATCGGCCTTAAGCGCAACCGAAAGGAAACGCGGACCGCCTGGAAAAACCGCCTAAAGCAAAAGGCCGAGGAATTGTTTCCCGATCATCCGGTTACCCTTTGGAACGCCGACGCCTTACTCCTTTACCATTTGGCTGCCCGCCGCCTCGTATGATCGACGACGAACCCGACAGTTACCTCGACCAGCTTTACCAGCAAAACGAGATTTTAGAAATGGAAATCCAAATCCAATGCGACGAAAAGGAGAAGCTTCTCCAGGAAATCGAGCGCCTTAAATCCGCGGCGAAACATCGCATTAAGGAGCTGCGGGCCGTTAAGGCAGCCGGTCGCCGTATGTACGATTTTATCGAGGAGGGTATTAACGCCGATCTTTTCCACGACGAGGTCCTCGACGCCGCCAACCTGGCCCAAGAAAAATGGTACGATATCGATACCAACCGTTTTAAAAAATGAACGTCCTCGACCTATTCGCCGGACTGGAGGGTTGGTCCACGCCTTTCCGGGAACGCGGACACCGCGTATTTTCTACCGATTTCGACCCCCAGTTTAAGGTCGATCTCGTTAAGGATATCCTGGAGGTTACCCCCGACGATATTCCCTTTCGGCCCGATATCATCCTGGCGTCCCCGCCTTGCGAGGCGTTTTCCGTAATGAATATCGGGAAAAACTGGACCGGCCCCGACGCCGACCCGCCCCATCAACCCAAGACAGATCGGGCCAAGCTCGGCCTCCAAATATTGGAACGGACCATTTGGTTGGTCCAATGGCTGCGCCCGTCGTACTTCATTATCGAAAACCCGCGGGCGAAAATGCGGAAAATGCCCATAATGCAACAGTTTGAACGCCGGACGGTAACCTATTGCCAGTATGGTATGCGCTGGCAAAAACCGACCGATCTATGGGGCGGGTTCCCTCCCTCCCTGGTCCTCCGGGATATGTGCCAACGCGGCGCCCCCTGCCACGAGGCAGCCCCCCGCGGTTCCTCGACGGGTATCCAGGGTAAGCATAGCGCCGAGCAGCGGGCCGTCGTCCCTCACCAGCTTTCCGAGCAAATCTGCATTGCCGCCGAGGCCGACCTGGCCGCCGGTCGTCCTTACCGCCCCATTTACCTTTTCCCTACCGAATGAAATCCAAACCTATGCCCACCGATCCCAACCCTCCCCCCGCGTCGAGCGCCGCAACCTCCCTGGTTAACGCCCTCGCCGATCTCGAAAACGTCGCCGCCAATAAGACGGTTAAGGCAAATTTCGTCGCCCGCTACGTTTCCCTCGACGTCCTTTTGGACGCAATCAAACCAATCCTCCACCGGCACGGGTTCGCCTTGCGCCAAGTCCTGGTATCCGAGGAGGGCCGCGTCGGGGTCCATACCTCTTTCCTCCATACCTCCGGGGAGGCGTTCGACGCCGGTAAGCTTATGTTTAAGGCCGACGGCCTTACCCCGCAGCAGATCGGTAGCGGGCTAACTTATGTGCGTCGCCAAAGTATTAGCACGGCGTGCCTTATCAGTACGGACCAGGACGACGATGGGGCCTCCGCGTCGAAACCGGCCAAGCCCGCCGCCCCGCCCGCCCCCTGGTATTCTTTCCTTACCGCGGTCGAGGCCGAACGGGCGCACGCCTACCTCGTCGCCAAGAAATGGCTGCCGGAATCCGCGGACGATCTCGCCGAGCTAGCAAAGGATAAGATCGATATGATTCTGGCGAATAAGGACCAATTCCTTAAGGCAATCAAATGAGCAATCGAGCGCCGCACGGGGCCGCCAAGGCCGCCGCCTATATGGCATACGAGCAAAACATTATCGCCCGCAAGGCCGCCCAGGCAATGGGGGTCCGGACGAATTCGGTATACCACGCCGCCCGACGTTGCGGCCTCCCCCTTAAGCCCGCGACGAACAAACCGACCAACGCCTGGCGAAATGGGGGCCGCGTATGAGCGATAACCTATGGGACGCCGCCGGTTACTTGGACGACAAAATCGCCAAGCTGCGGGCCGAAAACGCCGATCTTAAGGCCGAGGTTAATCGCCTCCGGGCGGCCTCGTTTGTTACCGCGGTCCCGTCCGAGGATTACGAAAAACTTAAATCCCAGGTCGAGGCCCTCCGGAAATCCGTTGAGGCCCTTTCCGAGGCCGGGGACGAGCTTTGGTTTTCCATTCGCCATTACGCCCGCCAGGACAAATCCGAGCGCCTCGACGCAATCGAGGATTGGCTTTACGCCAAGGAAAAGGCAAACCGTATCCGTTAACCTATGCACGACCAAAACAATATCCAACGCCTTGGGTTTACCGCCTGGGCCGACAACCTAATCGTTAACGCTATCGAGGACCTAGGGGTTAAACGCCCTTACCATTACGACGTCGAAAACGAGGACGTAACGATTGTCCTGCGCCAGATCGGCGACGAGGTTACCGCCACCGTCCGGGCCTATATCCCCGGTAGCGGTTGGTATTACCACGACCGCGTAATTAAAATGAAAGGCGGCAGCTTGTGAGCGAACCTATTGAATACGGGAGGCCCTGGTGGGAAGTAATGAAGGAGTTAAAGGCCGATAACGACCGCCTTAAGGCCGAGGTCGAGAGGCTCCGCAAGGCAGGAGATTCGATGGCTAAAGTTATAGATGATGACTATTTAGACACGCTCCAAGTTTGGATTGATTGGAACGCCGCCAAGGAGGGGAAACCCAATGCCTGATCGAGAAGCTAACCCGCCGGGTATGATGGCGCATATGGCCGCCAAAATGCCCCGCGAATCATTCGCCCTTTTCTTGGTGATCGACGGGCGGGTCGAAAACCCCGAATTCGTCGTTTGGGACCGAGACTCATACGCCTCCGAGCTTTGGAAATGGAAACGCAAGGAGGTCCGCGTAGACGGTCGGAACGTGGAGTTTTGGGCCAAAAAGGGCCGCCGGTTTTTCCGCATAAACCCGAACGCCGTATGAAACCAGTCCGGCCCCAACCCCCAATCCCTGGGGCCATTATCAAACGGGCTGCCCAGGTCCCCCAACCCTGCGCCCTTTTCATCCTCCTCGACGCAATCCCTTATTGCGAGATTGCGGAACGCAACCCCAAGGATTACGAGCTGGCGTTTACCGATTGGAGGCGCTCGATACTTAATACCCTAACCCGGTCGAACGTCCGTTATTTCGTCCGTAATTTAGATTTTGGAATCGTGGAGGTAAGGCCCTAACCCTCTCGTATGACCAATAAGGATTCAATCCGGAGGCATTTATCCGGCCTAAAGGAGGACCTGGATTCTATGGAGTACGAATGCGATACCGAGATCGTCGGCGACGATACGCGGCATTTGCTTACCGATATCCGGGCGGCGCAGCGGGATCTTGCCGCCCTCGACCCGGATACCATTAAATCGGATTACGATATCGAACCCCTGGCCTCCCGCGCCCGTCGTATTTACGCCTCGATCCGCGTCCTCCGGGGAACCCTCAACCGAATTGAGGGCCTTATGGAAAACCTAACCTCCCGCCTGGATTCCATCGCATCGGCGACCGAGGAATCCCGCCCCGATACCGACGACGAATCGATCTAACCTTTGGGGTCGGGACCAACCGTAAGGCGTCCAAGGTATTGTCCTACCTATTGTCGGCCCCTCTTTTTCCTAACCTAATACCTATGCCAAAAATCCAAACCCGCCAGGATTACGACGCCGTTCCGGCCCTTAATTACAGTCTAGCGAAACAGCTATTAATTTCGCCTTTGCACGCCCGCCAATACCTCGACGCCCCCCGCGAGGAAACCAAGGCCCTCCGGATCGGTTCCGCAATCCATAGCGCCGCCTTGGAACCCGAAACCTTTTCCAATAAGTACGTTTGCGGTATCGACGTGGATAAGAGGACCAAGGCCGGCAAAGAGGCATACGAGGCGTTTATCGCTGCCGCCGGTGATAAGGTCGTCCTTACGCCCGACGAATTCGGCCTGGTCGCCAACGTCGCCCTTGCCGCCAATAAGGCGCTCCAAAAGATCGGCGTTACGTTCGTCGAAACCGAAACGATGTATACCGTCGATTATTGCGGCGTCCCCCTTAAATCCGCAATCGACGCGGTCGGGTCGGACGATTATCTATACGATCTCAAAAGCTGCGAATCCGCGGCCCCGACGTTTACCGGTGCTTTGGGGGCGATTAAATCGTATAAATATAACCTCCAGGCCCATTTTTACCGGACCGTTTACGAGCTGGCGACCGGCAAACGCCCTAGGGGTTTCCGGTTTCTGTTTATCGAGAAGGAGGCCCCCTGGGCGACGGCCATATACGAGGTCGGCCCTAACCTTATGTCTTACGCGGTCGCCGATTTTGAGAAGGCCGTTAAGCTTTACGAGGCCGGTATCGCTTTCGATTCCTGGCCCGGTTACCCGTCCGATCCCCAGGTTATCGATATCGGCCCCGAAACGACCAAGGCCGCAACCCCTATTAATTTCGCCTAATCTACCCATATGGAACCCCAAAACGATCAGCCTCCCCTCCGCGACATTACCGAATCCGGCGTTTACCGCCTCAAGTTGTCGCTGCCCAAATTCGAGAAAATCCGTTTTAACGACGACGGAACCCTTTGGGCCAAGCTTTTCTTTAAGGCCGCCGACGGCGCTTGCCTCTCCACGATCTACGGGACCAAGTATCCCAAATCCCTGGCAATCCTCGTCGGTAAGCTTTCGGGCAAGTTTATGGAGGAAAAGGATTTCCTCCCGACCAATGCCTCCGCGGCCGATTTTATCGAATACCTTAAGCCCGCGACCGGCAAGTACGCCGAGATCGGCGTCGAGGTTACCCCGAACGGCCAATACCATAAGTATAAGCTTACTTTTTCCCGCGGTTCGCAGAAACCGACAATCCCGCCCGCCCCGTCCCAGGAGGCCCCGCCCTTCTAATGGCGCAGCCAACCCTTATCCTAATCACCGGGTACGCTAGGTCCGGCAAGGATACCTTGGCCGAGGGCCTCGTCCGCGGGGCCTCCGGCGCTTACCCGATCCTCCGGCGCAATTACGCCGATTCCCTTAAAGCTGCCGCCAATACGTTCCTCCAGGAGGTCGGTATCCTTAACGAATTCGTTAATTTCAATAACGAGGCGTTCAAAACGAAACATCGGGATATCCTCGTCGCCCTTGGGGCCGGGGCCAGATCGGTAAACGCCTCGGTATTCGCCGATATCCTGGTCGAGGATTGCCTAGCTTTCGAGGCCGACCAAAGGGACGGACGGCCTCCGGTCGTAATTGCCTCGGACTGGCGCTACGCAAACGAGCTATACGTCGCCCGCGGTCGCCTGGAGGAATTGGGTTGGCGCATCGTTACCGTAATGGTCCAAACCCCCAGTATCGAGGCCGCCAACCAGGAGGAGGGCCTTTCCATTGGCGAAATCGTCCGTAATATCGCCCCGGACCATACTTATGTCTTTCGACCCCAATCCGCGTACCAAATCCACGTCGAGGGAAAGCAGCTCGCAGCCAAGATCGGCATTTGACGAGGCAATGGTTTGCCTACTCCAGGAGATCAAAAGGACCGATTTCGAGGAGCGCCGACGTCTATTGGGCCTTTCCGTCGAACGGGCCAGGTTCCTCGGCGCTTGTTCACATAACGACGACGGGACCGGAAAAGCCCGATTCCAATGCAATACCGACCAAACAATCCCTTACGACGATCTGCCTTTGCTCCAGGAGGCGCATCGCCTAGGCATCGGCCTAAAGGATACCGCGGATATGTTTGGATGGTCCGTCGCCAAGGTCGCCAGCTATGGCATACCTTTTAGGCAAAAAACGATTATTCCGCGTACGACCGGGACCCGTCCGTATAACCTTTTCCAACCCGAAAATGCCTAAATCTCAAATCGTCCGGTTTGTCGCTGCCGGGGACGTCCACGGCGATATGGCCGACCCGGAGGCCCTGGAGGCCCTTTACGCCTATTGCGCCGAATACCTCGGCCCTAACGATCTGCGGATTTGCCTAGGCGACGCATTCGATTTCCGATCCCTGCGCCGAGGCGTCGGAGCTGCGGACGCCGAATCCGCAGAATCCCTTAAGGCCGATATCGAGGCCGGTATGGATTTCCTGCGCCGGTTCCTGCGTCCTGGGTCGGTTTACCTTTGGGGTAACCACGAACACCGGCTCGACCATATGATCGCAACCTCCGGGTCGGCAATCTACCGCGATTATTGCCAGGACATTAAGGACGCAATTAACGCAACGGCCCGGAAAGCTGGCGCTAGGGTAATCCTCCCTTACCACGCGGAAAAAGGGGTTTACCGCCTCGGACCTATCGCAATGGTACACGGGTACGCCCACGGCGTACAAGCTGTCCACGACCAAGCGAAACATTACAGCGACCGCGGAGGCGCTTTGATCTGCGGCCATATCCACCGTTTGGAGCAAATTAATACCCAACGCCACGGCGGCGGGGCCGGGTTTTCGGCTGGCTGCCTATGCATAAAGGAGGCGATGGGATATGCGTCGGGGCGCTTGGGGACAAGCCGGTGGGGTACGGGATTTTCGGCCGGTTGGGTCGATCTTAAGACGAATCAATGGAAAGTATGGTTAGTCCACCGTATCTCGTCGAACCCCTCGAAATGGATTTGGCAAACCGATCTCAAAACCTGGACCCCGCGTAAGAAATGAGCCGGTTAACCAAGGCAATCGACGCCATAACCAACGCCGTCCTTAAGCCCGACGGCCAGAAAGCTATGCCGGTCCCAAAGGGTTGGCTAACAATCCAGGAAATGCAAAGGCATTACGGCCACCGTTGGCGGCATACCACCAGCTACCGCGCCTCATCTATGGCCCGCCGTGGCCTTTTAGATCGTAAGCTTATCCTCCGGCAAAGCGCCGCAATGCATTACCGGGAATATATCTACCGCGTCCTCCCCCCGTGCAAATCCCTCGCCGACGCCGATCTTAAATACCTGGCGGTCGGCCAGGATAAGGTCCCCAAGGGTTGGGCGACCGCAAAGCAGCTGGCCGAAAGGTTTAAAATCTCGCAGCAAGCAATCTGGCAAATGGCCCAACGCCACGCCGTACCCTCCCGATTCTACCGAACCCAACGCGGCCTTTCCGGCGTCGTCTCGACGAGACATTTTCAAATTGGCCCAATGCTGCGCCTACACGATAAGCGATAACCAAGGCCGCCGCCCGACGGCCTCCAATCAATAAACCTATGCACAAACTTACCGCCTCGACCGATGCGGAACGGTTCCTAATCGGTTCCGTACTCCGCGACGGCCTACCATTCCCCAAGGACCTAATCCCATCGGATTTCGTCGAACCAAAGCACCAGGAAATCGTCGCCAGTATTCTCTCCCTTGAGGGCGAATCGATCACCGCGGACGAGCTAACGGTATCTATGCGCCTCCGGGATATGAAGGCGACAACCGAGGCCCATTACGTCTCGGATACGACGTCCTGCGTCGGCGCTACCCCCTTTAATCCCGCCTGGGCCGACGAGGTCCGACGCCTCTCGGTCCTCCGGCATATCCGTACGACCGCGACAAAGGCCGCCGAGATTGCCGCCGACCCTGCCGCCGACCCCCAGGCAATCCTCGCCTTTACCGAGGGCCAGTTTAAAGCAGCCAACCGCCAGGACGCGGCCAAATCGCCGTCGGTCGCAATGGGCCTCGACGATCTCCTCGCATTCGACCGCAAAAACGACCCCAATTCCGTAATCGGTAACCGTTGGTTATGTAAAGGCGGGTCCCTCCTCCTCGTATCCCAGTCCGGCGTCGGTAAATCCAGTTTCTCCCTCCAGTTTATGGTAACCCTAGCGACCAAGCGCCTAGGCGGGTTTTTCGGGATCGAGGCCAAACGCCCTTTAAGGGTCGTTTTTTGTCAAAACGAGAATGATTTTGGGGACGTTGGGGAGGCCCTCCAGGACATAACCGACGGCCTTATGCTCCATCCTCCCGAAATGGAGGCCCTCCGCGAGAATCTACATATTTACCGCCTTAAGGGGGCGACCGGCCAGGATTTCCTCGACGAAATGCGCCGCCTCATAAAGCTCCACGCCGCCGACGTATTCGTTTGCGACCCTCTTATGGCATTTGCCGCAATAAATGTGACAGATCAACAAGAGGTAACCAATTTCTTCCGAAACGGTATCGACGCCGTCCTTTCCGAATCCGGGGCCGTCCTCGTCGCCGTCCATCATACGACCAAACCCAGGTCGTCCAAGGATACGGCGGGCCAAACCTCCGCGGACCTGGCATATAGCGGGGGAGGCCATAGCGAAATAACCAATTATATGCGGGAGGTCGCCGTACTTACCCGCTGCCAGGGGGACGACCCGATATTTAAGTTTTCCCTAACCAAGCGCCGAGGCCGATCTGGAATGAAGGACGACGCGGGCTTTTTCGCCGGGGATATCTACGTCCGACATTGCCCGACCCGCGGCGTTATCCGTTGGGAACGGTCAACCCCTCCCGACGATCCCAACGCCAAGGGCGATTCCCGCCCCGCCAAGGGGTCGCCACGGGCTTTCGAGAGGTAATCCCTACCCTCGCCCCCATAACCCTCCCAAGCGCCCTTTTCCCGTGCGGTATATTTCCAGGCATATTTCCGTAATATCCCCTAAAGGGGATATGCAATCTTCCCCCCTCCCTAGGGGGTCGGGGGTCGATTGCCTCACACCCCCCATTTACCGGGTCGAACCCTAATGGGAAAACAATTCCGACCGCGTAAGCTTAACGTCGCCCAGGTCCGGCGTATGCGTACCCTAATCCGCTGGAAACAGCTATGGGACGAACAACCCGACCGAATGGAGCAAATCCGCAAGGCCGCGACCAAGATCGCCGCCGATAAGCGCCACCGGCGAAACCTGGCCCTTAAGGATATCCTCTCCAGCTGGCCCAAAACCCTATCCCCCGACGAATTCCGGCAGCAGATCGATATCCTTGCGCCCAACCTTAACCCCAAATCGGTCGTTAACCGCGTCCGACGCCTGGGATACCTTACGTTCGACCCGGCGCAATTAGCGTGGATAAATCATACCCGCCAAGCTGTTGATTAAAAGGGGTATATAGGGATTATAACCCTACTTGACCAAATCGCCGTCCATTCCGGCCCAATATGCCTCTTGGTGGAGATCACTAACGGCCCAGGATAGGCGTCTATTAATCGCTAAAAAGCTATTCGACCCGTCCGACCTATCCGGCGACAAGCGCCAAGATCGGTCCCGCGTTAACGACGGGCATTTCGATTTCAGCAGATCGGAGGAGCAAAATACCTATAACCGTCCAGGTCGCCAGGGTAACCTAACGACCATATCCACGTCCGCGGCCGAGGATGTATGCCAGTCCGAGGAGGTAACCCTGGCCTCCCTCGACCCGCGTATCGAGCAGCTGGACCTTGCCTCCTTCCGGTTGCGGGCAATGCTGGAGTTTCTCCTGGACGGGTTGGACGCCTCGACCGATCCCGCAATGCGCCTAAAGGCCGACGTTATCCGTATCGTCGTCGGGGAGGGCCGCCCTCCTCGTATGTCGGAGCTGGCAAAGGTCCACAGCCTTACCCGGTCCGCGGTATCGCTCCAATGTCGCAAGCTTTTGCGCCGTATGGGGCTGCCTCCCTCGCGGTATATGCGTCCGGAGGATGAGGTAACGACGATGCGGGTTGCGTACCTGGTGCGCCAGGCGGCCTCCGATCATATGGATGGGGGTAAGGTTGAGAAAAACGGCAAAAAAGGGCGTTTTTCTGCGGTACGGACCCCCCATACCCCCGGTAAGGAATCTATTTAAATGACTGGAAATGACGCCACGCGGGCGCGAC